CTATTTCAATGACAGCGGCACGCCCCAGACCGGGTCTTCCATGCCCTGCTTGCGCAGCGGCGTGATCTGCAGGGGCTGGAGTCTGGACAGCAGTTGCCGGTGCTTGTCGCTCAGGGCCCGCTGGGCGATCAGGGACTGGCTGAAGTCCATCGGCGCCGGCCAGGTGTAGACGGTCAGGTTTTCCAATGGGCATTCGATCTTCTTCGGATCGATCGCCCGGCACTTCGACTGCTGGTACTTGTAGCCGGGGGTCTTCAGGTGCATGCGCGGGGCCAGCAGCAATTGCCCGCCCTGCACGGTGAAGCTGGCCAGCGCCTTGTCGACCGGCAGGCGCGCCTGGACCTTGATCGAGGGCACGTCGCGGGAGTCGGTCTGCTGGTAATAGCCGGCCTGGGAGCCCTGGGTCGTCTGCGTGTATTGCTGCTCGCCCCAGCTCACGCAGGCGCCCGAGGCCACATGCACGGCGGTGCAGACCTTCTCGGTCTTGATCTCGCTGCCATAGGTGGCATCTTTCCAGACTTCTTCCCGGTAGTACTCGCGATACAGCTCGGGGGACAGGTACGCGGTGCCGTTGGCGCCATGGCCCGAACCGGGCGGACCGCTGCGGGCGCCGACCTGGTCGAGCAAGCCATGGATCTGGTAGTCGTCGCCGCCGGTCAGCAGGTACTTGCCGGGCGGCAGGATATGCACCTCGAAGGCCTTGAACAGATAGGTCTCGTCGGGCTTCCGCTGCAGCGCGTTGGTCTGGAACTTGCGGCCGAAGGTCACCTTCGGGTCCTTCTCGTACTCCCAGATCGCCGTTGGCGTCCACTGGGTCATGGTCAGGGCATCGCTCAGGGACTTGTGCGGCATCACGTCGGCCACCAGTACCACGGCCATGTTCCCCTTCAGCGCCTGGTCCACCAGGTCCAGCATCTGCGCGTTGCGCGGATCGTCCATGCTGCCATAGGCGCCCGAATCGAGTTCCGACACGCAACCGGAAAGGCAAAGCAGCAAGGCGGCGGAAAGGGCAAAACGCGGGCGGGGCAGTCTCATGCATCGATCCTTGATAGAGGCTGGTGCGGGTCGTCGAACGGCCCATCTTACTGGCCCATGCCAGGATCGCAATATTTCAAATGGACTAGGTCGGCAGGGGCACACCGGCAGGGCCAGGAGCTGCCACGGCCCGCCGGCCCTCGTTGGTTCTACGCCTACGCAGACCTCCAGGCGTTGGGATCGGCGTTGTCTGGCAGGCCAGGCTCGGGAAACGTGCACATCCGGAAGAGTGGTAATCCCGCGCGCATTGAGGCCACGCCAGTCTCTTCGGAGAGTATCCAGATGTACCAGGTGTAAGCACTATATTACGGAGGTTTTGTCAGTGACTGAAAAACGGTCGCAGCCTACCCTTACCGCTGCAGTTTTTAATGGGCCGAGCAAGCTAGACCTCCTGCCCGTCCGGTAGATGCGATTCAGCAATCGCTCCGCTTGATTTCTAGTCAGTGGGCAGCTAAATCCATGCTCTGACCCGATAATACCCGGTAGCGAATCGAGTCGTGGCACTATTGTCGATTCCTCCGAAATATCCCGTGCCCCATACTGCCGCTCCAGTTCCAAGCCGAATATTCAAGCTACCCACTTCAACCTGAGCCCCACTGCCTTTATGCCCTCCATCATTGAAATAACTGGGCATGACAATGTTCCATGTTGATGGACTCGATGACCTTGCAAACTCAACGACCACCCGACGCGGCGACCTCTGGAGTCCATGACTCAGGGTATACAAACTATTTGAAGAAACAGAAAACCAGTCTGACTCAAAATCCGGGACTCCTCCCAGATACACTTCAAACTGATAAGCTCCCGACGTCGTAGAAGACGTCTCCCTGAATAGATTACCCAGTATTCTTCGACCTCCCAAAACGACTTGACTAGTATAACCGGAGGCGGCTGGCGCACTATACACAGGAACACGCTCCGTCCAGCCGGAGGAGCCTGCTACGGCTTTCGCCAGCAGGATTGTTCTGTAATAACAAAAATGAGTCGTTCTGTTCGTGTACAAAAGAACTACATGTGGTGTACCTCCCTCAGAGTAAATATAGGAGAGAGAAGGGGCTACGAGAATATCGGTAGAGTCACCATTTTGTGCAGTCACATTACCCTGATCAGTCCATGTGCCGCCGTCGTCCAGACTTATAAACTGACGTAACGCTCCTCCGGCACCAGATCCTACTCTGGCTACAGCCAGAATTACGCCATCTCCCACAGGAAGGTAAGAAGTCTCATTGTATGGTGTGTTCCCGCTGTAGATCGTGCTTCCTTCGCCCCAAGTTTCTCCGCCATCAGAAGACTCTAGCCATTTCAGTTCATAATTGACTCCCGTCGCCGCGTAAAGAGGAATCACATAGCGTGCCCCTACTTGAAAACTTTTTCCATGAGCAAAATTATAATCCGCCCCACCTCTAGCCAATGTGAATTTATGTACCCATGTCACACCTGAATCATCAGATACATAGACCTTCACCTCTCCTGTTTCATAAACCGTCGAGGCCGCGACGATCCTTCCGCTAGGCATCGTCCCACCAGCTACATCTCGAAAATCCTGTCCTCCCGCCTGGGCAACTATGGTAGGCGCACTCCAAATACCACCCTCCAGTTTACTGAAAACAACACGCCCATCACTACCACCTACATGCTCTGTTGCCCGCCTATATATTAGGTACAAACTTCCATCTGACAATATATCCATTTGGCCAAAATGATCATAATATGATTCATACAGAGCCTTTCCCACTAGCCGATGCGGAATATCAAAATAAGTATTCATCCTTCACTCCTTCGGTCAAATTAGGCCAACACACTCGCCCCACTCAACAGCTCTACCCTACAAACCTTGACTACCCGGCCAACTATAAAATTCTTCAAAAATAAATATTGAAAAAAATTTCTGATGAAAAACTCATGAATGAATACAGGTGCCGGACCGACGGCAGACTTATAATCATCTCGGCATCCCACCAGCCCCGGCTCTTGCACGCATTCACACTAGCACGCTCATCCCGCCCCTCCTCCACCTCCATACCTGATAAAATCCCTCGCCCTGCTCCGCTCTCCCTGCCGAAGTCCCGATGCGCCCAGAACCGACCAACGCCCCCGCCGCCCTCTCACGCCGCTTCTCCGTTGCGCCAATGATGGATCGGTCAAACTATAAAAAATTACCTAATAAAATCATATAGATACGAAATAAACTCAATTTGCTGTAGCAAATCCGTAGCAAAGTCATCCTAGCCGCGGATCTCCTATAGGCCCTTTCACTAGCACCAGCGGCTAGCGGGGCGGATAGGTCAATACCGCCAACGCCAGTTGCAGATCACTGTAGCGCGCAAGCTCGGCGCGCTGGCGCAAGGTGTCCAGCACCGATTGCAGCATCGCACCGCGGATCGCGCCGTTGCTAGCGATGAAAGCGGCCGCATCGTCATGCGCCAGCTTGAGCTTCCGGTCGTAGCTGCTGATTTCCTTGGATACGTCTCCAGAGAGTTCTGTACCTTCTCTTGGGTCGCTGGTGCCGATGGTCGTTGTCGCCAGCAATATCGAACTGTAGAAACTGCTGGCAATAACGGGGTGGTCCTGCCTATCCCGCGTTAGGTCAATCCCGGCGTGGACAGGCAGGCATACCAGTAGTTTGACCAGCAGCAAGAGCTTGGATGACATGAAAAGCCCCGATTGAATGCCATCCTTTCGTTGCCATCTTTGGCCAGGCATAGTGATATCGCAGCTTTCCGCCCTAGCGCTTGCTGCCGCCATCACTGCATCTCACTACGCGCCAATAGTCCGGTAGCAAAGGAGCTCAGTTCCAGCCTGGGTTCAGGAGTGTCGGCTTGATATTTCCTCCAGGCGCGCTCCAGTTGCACGCCGTAGATTGCTCCTTCTGAGGCTACAAATGCTGCCGCGTCCTCGCGGGCATAGGCATAGCTGTTGTGCCCGAAATGATCGCTTGTGTGGCCGGTTGCTGAAGTGCCCATTACAGTGAGAATGACGGTGCCACGGGCAAGCTCCTCCAATCCGTCCGAGACCTCGGCGGCGACGCATATCTGACAGGAAAATACGATGTGGAAGAGCCAGATGCGGCCCCGACGTTTTTTCGTTTCCATAACTTGAACATCCTCTGTTCGTCATCGGCTATACACCGCTTGTCCATTACCAGACGGCCAAGCCGGGGGCAGGGTCTTGGGCTGACGTAGCGTTTTTCAATACCATCACTTCGGCCGGCCTGCGCGCCATCATTCATCTGCTTTTGAGAACTTGTCCCGTCGAAAAAAAAGGTCAACCCCGAGGATGCCAAGGCAAATCCCCAAGATGTCAAGACCAAAGCCTGCCAACTTGACCGAGGAGAAGCGAAGAATAAGCACCCAAGCCGCAACAAACACAGCGATTCCAAGCCACTTCCGGACCTCCCTGTTGCGCACTAGGTGACCGACCGCAACAATGACTACAGTCCAGATGGCGAACTGGATGACATCATTCATGCAGGTTCTCCAGCACTCTGGACGATCTCCGACTTGACAGAATGCTGGGGCCCGATCCCGCCGGACACCTCCCCTTCAACGCTGATAATGACGTCTCCAGCGTGGTAGGTCGGCAAGGCCTGCTGAGTAGCCCAACGAACTGCGAGGCCGCTGCCAACCCCAACAAAAGTGTTGATGCGTTTACCGGCTACACCCGCAAGCATACCGACCATGCCAGCAACGGTGACACGCTGCTGGTTCAGAGAGTCAGCCTGAGCTCGGGTCAGGGGCAGCGAGACAAAAACCCTCAGTATGCAAGGTCGGTCCTTTGCCTGCATCCGATCGAAAACCTCAACCGCAAGATCAGCAGTCGCGTGACTGGCTTTCACTGACGGACAGTACTTCATGTGAAGCAGCCGGCTGCGCTCCGCCCATGCGAGGCGAATGATCGCCAAGCTGAAGTTGATGCCGTGCTGGCTGTGAATATGCGTCCGTTCGATATCCATGGCGTTCCTTCCGTGCTTCGAGCGCGCAGTTTCGGTAGCCAACAACACCGCAACCACTAGCAAAACAGCTAGCTCTCAACATCCACGCCCAGACGGAGTTAGACTCAGCGCTCCGCCTCATAGGCAGCAACGCCCGTCCCTATGGCACGCCACTCATTCTGCGGCATGCGCGCGTCGCAGATGAATACCTCGACTTCGCCGCTTTCCTTCGGCTCCGCCGGCCGGATCGCTGCATGCCGGAGAATCGTCTGCATGTCTGGGACGTAGCTGCTCTCCGAGCCGTGGAATGACCAGATGCCGAACTTCCCTGCTCCACCCACCTGGTGGTCGAGTTTCACCGACCAGCCCTTGAATCGAATGACCAGCATCGCCCTGCTCCGTAGGAAAAGGCCGTAGTCTACTCCTAATTCTGACAGGCCTGGTTCGCAGCCAGGAGTTGCGCCTCGTAACCAATCCGCTGCCGCCGCTCGGCCAGCAGCGCACGGACCTTGGTCTGTAGGTCGTCGCTCTTCTTCAGCCCAGCCGCTGCCCAGGCCGGCACCTCGACCGCGGGCGCTCGGCACGGCACCGCCACCGGAACTTCTACGCGCACCGTGCGCGGCTCGGCTTCCTGCCGGCCGGCGCATCCCACCAGCGCGACAATCATCAGCATCAGCACCACCCTCATAGACCCAGCTCCTGATCGATGACCGCCTCGGCGGCCGCACACTGCTCACCGGCGGTTCGCTGACTCAGCAGGCGTTGGGCTCCGGCATACTGCTCCGCGGCCTGCTGCCGCCCCCGCTCCACAGCCTGCGCGGCATCCCGGGCGCGCTGCTCGTCGGCCATGCGCAGTGCGGCAACCTGCCGGACCTGCTCTGCCACTGCGGACTCCAACTCTCCCCGGGAGGCACGGCAGGCAGCCAGATCCGCGCTCGCGGCATCCAACTGCGGCCGGTAGTGTCGCGCGCCGAGCCAGACACCGCCGGCGGTGCCGAGGCCGACCAGCACCAGGCAGGCCAGCGCGACCGATAAAGCGCGGGCGGAGATCACGACAGCACCCTCTTCGCCCGCTCCCACAGCGCCAGGCGCTCCGCCTGGCCGTTGAGCCCGCCGTTGATGCGCCGAGTGATGGCGGCGAACTCGCCCCGGTCGGCCAGTTCGTTCAGGCCGTGCGTCGACCACCACCAGGCCGCCGAGATCGCCGCCCACTCCGGTTGCTCGAGTAGTTCGGGTTCCTGCTCCAGCGGCTGGCCCAGCCCGGTGCCGGCGGCGCGGTAGTTCGACCGGCCGGTGATCTGCAGCAGGCCGCGCCCGCGATACCGCCAGCCGTCGCCGGAGGCCTCGTCGCCATTGCCGTTGCGCGAGGCGTAGGCGTTGTTGGCGATGGCTCGGGGGTTGCGCGCCAGGCGCTGCGCCAGGGCGTTGGGCTGGCCGTCGGCGCCGAGGTATCGGCTCGGCCAGGTCGCCGCCAAGCCTTGGGCGCTGTAATTGAGGTTCTCCACCAGCCGGGTCAACTGGCCGCTTTCGTGGCCAACTTGGGCGAGGAACGCCGCCGCGCGCACAGGCGACGTGATACCGAAGCGCGTCATCCCGCGGTTCAGCGCACCAACAAAAACGCCGGCTCGAGGGCCGGCGTTCGGGAGGATATGCAGCAGTTTCTGCTCGGTGATGGGCATATGTGGTTTCTCCAGAAACAAAAAGGCACGCTCTTGGCGTGCCGGGGCATCAGCTACAGCGTACGCCACATCTGATCGTGAGGAATGACTTCGCCTTGGGTACAATGGCGCAACGGGAGTGTTCCATTCCCCTAGGAATTCGGCTTTATAAAAGGAGCTTCAGAATTATGCGTTCGGTATTCGCTGTTCTTTCTTCAATTGCTTTAATTATCTATGCCACCTCCATGAGGATCGTAAATTTTTTCACAGATTCTCACTCAGAGCATATTGAAGATTATCGCGAGGAATTTGAAGAATACGCTTTGACCCAAGAGAGATTTTTGGGATGCAGATTTACGCGCGGGGCAGACGGGAAATACCTGAATGATGATCTTCAAAAGGCGTGGGTCAATTTCCACGAAGAAAAATTTCAGAGGGATAATGCCTGGTGAAAAAAGGCCCGAAATAATCGGGCCTTTTATTTTTAAGCGAAGAGTCTCATGAAGAAAAGCTTGATTCTCTTAAGAATACCCATATCCTCAACCTTCGTCTCTGTGACCTCGACGATGCCCTTCATTGAAGTATCGATGTCGAACTTGACGAACTTGAATGGTATGTGAGCGCTACGCGCATCTTCATTTTCAATCTCAGTCCATGCTGCCAAATCGTCAGATCCATAGAATTTAATGGCTTTATCCTCGGAAGCTGAAGACCTTACTGATACAAGGGAGTCCTTATCTACCTCAGATACGATCCAGCCGTCACAGATAACTGTCATTGCAGTTCCGTCGTCACCGTCAAAGGCGGAGTCTATGTTGTTAGGATTCACCTTCTTGCGGCTGTCATAGGTGTGATTGCACTCGTTTGCCACAGGTGCACGCAGCGTGTTCTGGCGTAACAGCATCGCCATTCTCAGGGCGACCATCTTCTTGGGGCCAGGCACAGGCATATCGATTCTGACCCGACCCGTCAGCACAGGCTTGTCAAAGATGATGTCCATGTTCTTGGAAAGCACATCGGGCGACGCTGCTACCTGAACCATTTTCCCGTCGACCTCAGCCAGCACCGTGAACTTGGCCGGAGCCTGCTCGACCTCGCTCACATCAAAGGACAACCCCCTGATCAGTTCAGGCTGTGGAGTGGCGATGTCGAACCATGCCGGGAACTGCCCGACAGACCAGTATGAGCTACCATACTTCGCACGCACACTATCAGGACCATGCCTAACTGGATCTATGGAGGAGGATGCGCTAAAGGAATCCTTGTTCGTTTCGTAGGCCTGGAAGCGCATAGCGTAGTCGAGAAAGACCGGATCACTCGACTTATCATACAGCCAAAGAAGCTGCGAAACGTGAAGTGGGTTGTAGTCGCCCAGAGGTGCTATCGGTCTTTTCTGCGAAGGCATGAGCAGACTATAATAGCTGCTGAAGCCAGCATCGAATTTGGGAATATCCCGCTTAACCGCAGCCACGCCACGGTCGAACAGATCCTTCCACTTCTGCTCATGGGTAATCTCATAGAAATCTAAGATTCCCGACAGTCCAGTGATGTGACCATTAAGGACTTTGTATGATCGACCCTTTGGGTCAGCCATCTCTTCAATCCATGTTACTTGGTCGTCAACAGTAACTACCCCGCCATCCTTGATATCCACGTCATACGCATGGAGTGCCTTTCTTGCAATCTCACGAAGTTCGGGGTCGTCAGTGATTGATTCCGCTCGTAACAAAACGCCAGCAATACGAGACTGCCCGATACCCGAGATCCAGCCTGGATCTAGATCGAAGTTCTGATCTCTGAATGGCAATGGCCAAGATGCGATATCTCCATCAACCTTAGCGGTATTTGCCAGCCATTTTGCTTGATGAAGAAAATTCTCTTTCAAGGCATCGTCTTTGCACTCGCTGTTTAGCCAGTCCCGATACAGAGCCAGCGCATAATTCGAATCGAAAAATGGATTAGCCCACTTACCTAGACCGCCATGATGTGCGCCATAGTCAAACTGAAGAACCCCTTCTTCATTTAGGCTAAATCCAGGAGACTTTGAATAATTTTCTGCCGTGTCGTTTATGGTTCTCGGAGCCGGCCTAATATCAGGACACCCCGCAATGGCGGAGTGCGACGCCAGCATAGAAATTATAGAAAGTGATATAGAGAGTGCTCGCATTGTAAAATCATTCCATTGCATTCGTCATGTGAGCTTATCGTCATGTAGAATCGGATAAGGCTTAATGAAGGCGCGGGATGGTAGCAGCTAGGCTCTCAATGGCGCCACCACTGCGCTACCATTGAGCCTCCATAGCGCCACCATGGGGGACTCCAATCCGATCAGACGAGAATCTCTATCTCCCTGACTCCCACCCGCCACCCTACGTCCACCTGCGCTCCAGACGTGAACGAAGAGGTTGCAGCGACCAGCCCAAGGCAGATACGCAAGTTCGGGCGATACGCGCCGATGAACCACAAGCACGGCCATGCCCCCATTCAAAATGGGTAGCCTACACGCCGCCAGCGTCCGGCCGCGGATACCTAGCCTTGATCTCCTCGACCTTGGCTTTCACCTCGGCAGATCAACAGGCCCGTCGAAATCACCCGGAACGGAAACCGGCTCGGGGTATCTGGCAGCATGGGTCGCATCTGCCGGATATCTGTAAATGATCCACACCGAAATCGTGTCGCCTCGCCGCCGAACCTGGTAGACGGGATATGGATCGGCGAAGTCATCCATCGTGAGCTCGGCGCCGTCTTCGATGTCTGGGAACGCATAGTCACGATCCTCGACGGTAAGCACGCCGCCGGAAACCGACACAGTGGTGTAGTCGCCAAATTCCGCGGGCCCGTACTGCGGCGAAAGAACCAGCAAGAAGTTCATCAGAACCACCTCCCAATGGCCGTTGCAGAAATAGCGGTAGAGGTCCCTGCAGGCCGCGCCGCAATATCGAAACCTCGCAACGTTGCAGATGTAGTGCTGGGGAGGGTTGCGACACTTCCCCAACTCGCGGCTGAACCCCACCGAAACAAACCCACGGACACCGCCGGCACACCCGAAAATGCCACCGGGAATGACCACGTCCTAGCACCTTGGAAGAGAGAGCCGTAGGCAGAGTCGATGGCCTGGTCGGTGACATTGATACTCATCGTGCATATCTGCGTCCCATCCGCGAACCGCACATACTCCCCGTTCGCGTTACTCCCGCGATCAATCACCGCACCGGTCGGTACGCCGCTCGACTGCGAAACGGCGCCCAGAATGCTGTCTCGAGAGTACAGCGCGCCCGAACTACCGAGCGCCTCCCGTACCGCCGCACTGCCGAGGCCGAGATCCCCCCGCGCTGCCGCCGCATTTGCAGAAAGCACCCAGGGCTTGATCCCCGCCAGGGTTGCCCCCCACTGGTTGGCGATCAGGTTGAATCGATCCGACAGGTCCTTGTCGTAGCCCAGGATCGGCGCCACCGCATAGGCCTGGCCACTGGCCGTGCTGCCCTGGTAGTTGGGCTTGATCGAGATGACCGTCGAACTGGCGACGTTTGTGACCTCGTACCAACGTCCATCGGGTCCGCGAAATGCGTCGCCGACTCGGGCATTGGACGAGAACTGTGTGCCGGTACCGGTAACGGTCGGGCTATTTGCGGTCACCGCCACGGTTCCGGTTGAGTACCACGCCATAGAGTTCTCCTGCTATGCAATGGCCAGAAGAGGCCATGGGAAAGGTGTTCGTATTGCGTCTTGCCCAGGTCCGCCGACTTGAACAGTTGCTACGACTGTGTTTCGGGCCGAAGTAACAAACCCAATGGAGCACTCTCCAGTATCACCTTGGGGCGGTTGCGCCTGTACATTGAAATGACTAACCAGAAAATACCCATCAGTCCCATGCGGCCACGGTGCAGACCATGAATGCAGGGTGTAATACCCCAGATAGTTACCATTCGTGCCGTAATAATTCAGCATCTGGGTACCACTTATGAACCGAACAAGATCCCTGTTACTGTCAAATATCACTCTCGACTGATTGTCGAATATCTGCATCCCCCATCCGCCAGTTTTCGGCATGAACACCGCGCATGCCTTCCACTTCCCTCCCAGTACCACTCCGTTTGTATCTTGAAAAACCTTCACGTAGAAGCTGAAACCCGTCCAGTTCCCAGACGAACCAGCATGCTGGAACATCGTTATGTGATGCGAACCATTAGGGCAAAAGAAAACGAACGGCGGGAACGGGCTCTGCACCGGAGATGGGTACAAGACGTTGATGATCTGGGCATTAGTGGCTGGGTAGGTACCAGACGCAACCAGATGCAGACAAGGGTGGTCCTGATCGATTATCACCTGACCGGCATTCCCAACAAACTTCGCACCGAAACTCATGAGAACATCACCGCATATAGAGTGTAATTCGCTGTTACATCACCGGACCAACCAAACGTAATAGTCGAGCCGCTAATGGTATGCCTGGGAATCCAAGATCTAGAATCCGGCGTATTGCAGACGACAAACATGACACCTTTAGAACCGTCGAACCCAGGGACCGTAACTGAAAGTCCCTGAGGAATGTTCCCCAAGTCCCGACGATAGACCATCCTCAATGAGTAATTGTTGCTGTCAAAGAGTATTGAGCCGCCGGCCGAACGCGTTCTCATTCCGTAACTCATACATCAAGATTCCCGATCTGGACTCGAAGCACCAAGTTTCCGTCATACACTTTTATTGCCTCTGCCGTCTGACGCATAAACCCTCCCGACGTTGCGCTGTTCATTGTGAACGCGCCGCCCTTATCCAACTTCCACAGCGGCTCGCCGTTGGCACCGAGGGCGGTCGACTGAATCACGTTGCCGATCTTCGCGTTGGTGATCGAGCCGTCCTGGATCATCGCGTTGTTGATGAACATCTGGCCGCCGACGATCGAGACCGGCGCCACGGTCTGCCCGCTGGAACTGTTGAACCAGAGGAACCGATCAGCCTGGAACGCCATGGTCGTTACGCTCGTACCGCTGTCGAAGCCCAGTTGCCAGCCAGCGGCGTACTTCTGGCCATTGGCATGCGCCTGGAGCTTCACGCTGTAGAGCGCCTTGACGCTTCCATCCAGCGAGGTAACCGCTTGAGATGTGGTCTGGATGTTCGCCTCGTTGGTATCGGTGCGCGCACTGACGGTATCCACCCGCTGCCCCAGGGCGCTGTCCGCGTTGGCGCGGACGGTCTGTTCGGTGCTGATGGCCGAGGCGTTGCTCGCAACCTGGCCGGATAGCTGGTCCAGCCGCTGGACGGTCACGGCATTGTTCGACGCAACGACCGACTCCACGGTGGCGATCCTGCCCTCCGCGGTCCCGGTACGCGCTTCAAGCAAGCTCGTCCGCTTCGCCTGCGCTTCATCCTCGTTCGCCCGCACGGTGACTTCGGTGGCGGCTCGAGCAATGGTGTCCCAGCCCTTCAGCGCATCGGCCTTCTCTCCGGTCGCCGGCTCCCGGCGGGCGACAGCCTGCAGAACATCCAGGCTCGAAGCCGCCGCTTCGACCTTACCGTCGAGCTCGGTGATATCCGCGGTGTTGGTGGCCACCTGCTGGGCCAGGCCGTTGGCCGTCTCGATCGACTGTCCGATGTCGGCCCAGTAGGTCGCGTTCGGCGGCGAGGCGTTGAGCGGCACCGCCTGCTTCGCTTGATACAGCCGGCTGCCGACCCGCACGATATCGTTCTTCGCGTAGGTCTTCGTCGGGTCGTAGGCCAGCACATCGGTCAGATTGTCGATCTGGTCCTGCAGGCCAGTGATATCGACCTGCATCTGATCGATGTCGGCGAAGAACTGCTCGCCCAGCGCGGACTCGACGTACTCCTTGGTGATCAGCTCGTTGTACTCGCTCGCATCCGTCGAGCTTATACCGTCGACCCAGGCCGACCAGGGGCCGACGTTGCCGGTCCGGTCGATCAGCCGCCCGCGGAAGGCCAGGCGGGCGCCGGCCGCCAGCGAGGTCAGCGTGTGGGTGTCGGTCGGGTATGCGAACAAGCCCAGGGCAGTTGCGTTCTGTTCGCTGCCGCCCGGGGTAACCGACTGTTGGATCTCGGTGTAGGCGGTGTCCGCCGCGCCACTGGCCGGGAATGCCCACTCCAGGCCGATCTTCCACGGTCCGCTGGTGGTACGCAGGAACGCCAGCGCCGGTGGCGCGCCGGTCTTACCGCTGAGCTGGGTCAGGATCGAGCTCTTCCAGACCGACGTGATGTCGAACGCCGACACCGCGCGCACCCGCGCCAGATAGCCTCCTGCGTAGATGCCGGTCACATCGACGCTGGTGGTGCCGGCACGCGGCAGGCGGATCCAGTTGCCGCTGTCCTTCTTCCACTCGACGTCGTAGGCGACAGCCCCTTCCACGGGGGGCCAGGCGATGGTCATCGTGCTGACCGCCAACCCCTGATCGAACTGGTAGTGCGAGGTCAGCGTGACGCTCGCCGGCGGCGCCACGGTGGTGATCGGGATAACGCTGATCGGCCGGCTCTCCAACTTGGCGCCAGTGTCGATCGCTGAGAACTTCCCGGGCTCGTACTGCAGCGCAGTGATCTCGAAGACACCCCGCTCCGGCTGGCTGACTTTCATCACACGGTAGAGCGGCACCGCCAGGTCGTCGGCATCGAGGGTCCAGACCAGTTCCGGTAGCGGGGTCTCGCTGTAGGCTGTCGTCACGGTCACCGCGCGCCCGGCAACCGACTGCACGGTTCGCGCCTCAGCCTTACCGCTGGGCAGGTTCAGGAGCAGCCGGTCGCCAGCCTTTGCCTGGGTATCGCGATCCAAGGTGATCACTCGGCCAGCAACCGCAGAAACCCGCCCCCCAATCTCCCGTCCAGCCAGCAGCGCGTCAGCCACCGGAATCACCCATCCCGGCAGCGGAATCGCCCCGTCCATACCGGTACGGAACGTTACCGTGCGATCCTGGCTGTTGGTTAGGATCGCCCATTTTCCGCGCCGCTGGGCCTCACTCTCGCGGGTGCAGCCAATGGCTGCCACCTCGACCGGGTTGTCGCCGTAACGCCGCTGCAGGCGCTTATCGGTGGCCACAGCCACGTCGGTGTCGTAGTTGTTCGCCGGATTGTCGTAGCTGACCAAGGCACGGCTGTAGCGAGTGCGCTCACTGGCCGAGCCGTAGCTGAAGCGGCCGTCGATGACATTGGCCCTGGTGTAGGCGAAATCGATGTCGGTGGCGCGCGGGATATCCGCCTGGATCTTCAGTTGGCCCTGGGCCCAGTACGCCATACCACGGTAGATAGCGGTGAGGTCGCGCAGCAGCTCCCAGCCCCCGGCGCGGCTTTGCAGGTTCAGGTTGCAGGTGTGTCGCGGCTCCTGGCCACCCTTCCCATCCGGCACCAACTGGTCGCAGTACTGGGAAATCCGGTACATCTCCCAGCGATCGACCATCCAAGCCTTGATGCGTTTACCCACACCGAAGCGATCGTTGGTCACGATGTCGTAGGTGTGCCAGACCGGGTTGTCGGTCCAGGCCTGTTTCATCGTGCCGTCCCAGATGCCGAGGTAGGCCCGGGTCTCCGGATCGTAATTGCTCGGCACTTGGACCTTCCGCCCGCGGCAGTCGACTGTGACAGCCGGAATGTTGCTGAACTGCTCTGCGCTGAACTCGACATACAGCAGGGCCGTGTTCGGGTAGCGCAGCTTCGCGTCGATCACCTCGGTGTAGCCGGCGATCAGCATGGTGTCGGCGATACGGTTGTTGTTCTGGTTCGGCGTCAGGCGCCGCACGCGCAACTGCCAGCCACTGGTGGCCGCCGGCAGGTCGATCCGGCGGGAGCGCTCGTAACGGGTGGTGGTCTTGCCATCGACGGCCTCGCGCAGCACCTCCTGGTAGGCGCCGCCGTCGGTGGCCAGATCTACGGCGTATTCGATCCGGCACCCGCCGATGTTGCCGTTGGTGTCCTGCTGCTGGAGCGCCGGCCAGGCGAAGCGCAGGCGCACTGCGGAAAGTTGGGTATTGCTCAGCGAGCGCACCCAGGGCGTATCGCTGCGCAACTCGACGTTGACGCTGGTTTCGTTCTCAACGGCAGGGATGCCGGGGATGTAGTCCTGGTCCACCGCCCCCGCGCGCCACTCCCACTTAACGTTTGGGAAGTTCAGGTTACCGCTCGGGTCCATCAGCGGGGTGTTGTCGAGGTAGATATCGCGCTCGCTCGGAACGCCGGCGAACTCGCCTTCGCCCACGGCAAGCAGAATCTTGGCCATCGCGACCGAGCGCAGGCTGTCGGGTGCCTCGACCGGCTGTTTCGGCTTGCTACTGCCGCCCTTGCGGCCGGCCAGGTGCTGGTGAACTGCGCCCATGCTTTCCTCCGGGCATGAAATAGCCCGCACATAAGCGGGCTATCTAAAGTGCTAGTAGAAATTCACTTAGCGGGTTTATCTATATAAATTGGAAATTCAACTTCACTTTCAAGGAATGAAAATCATGAGCAACCAAGAGAAGGCCTCACGATCACATTGGATTGAGTGGTGCGCCCTGATAACCTCAATAACTGCCGTAACCCTAAGCGCATATCAAGCCTATACTCTTAAGGAACACAACTACATAAGCGTCGAACCAAGAGTAAACTCATACCTTTCCCTTAAAGATGATTACAAAATGATAATATTCAATAACGGACTAGGGCCAGCATATATAGACAAAGTAACATTCTACGAGAATGGCAAGGAAATAGATGGAAACATTCTACACGCACTAGCTAAACAAGGAGTGTCCCCATACTGCGCAATTGCCGGAATGCCTCGCCCTAACGACTCACTAAAAACAGGGGAGGAAATCGTCCTTGTAGATATCCACGACAACAAAGAGTGCACGACCTCAAGGCTTATATTCACAACACTACAGCCACCAAACACAAGTTTCGACTATCAAATAGACTTCAGCTCTATATATGGCAAAAAATTCTCTTACAGATACTCTCTAAACAAGCAAGAAAATATTCCTAATTAAATTTTGTCTTCCGAATAAATCGATGCAGAAATAATCGCCCCACCCCAGCGGCGCTTCCCGTAGCAGATCGGCACCGGGTTCCCGCTGGCGGTGGTGTTTCTGGCGCTGCCGAAGGCGTAGCTGGGCAGGTTCTCCGGCGCCGCGCTCTGCTTCAGGCCCTGGGCTTGGGGGCTGAGCATTTGGATGACGCCGCCGGCAACCATCCCTATCCCTGCAGGCAGCGCATACGGGGCTATGACGGGAAAAGCGTAGGAAGCAGCGATCAGCACAGCCCCGACTATCGTCTGCACCAACCCGCCACGCTTCCGGCCACGCATGACCGGAGCAATGCGAATTTCCTCGGCGCCCCCGAACTGCAGCTCATCTTCGGAAATGTTCCGTTTCCCACGGAATACAGCGAACTCCATACCTCGCAGGTGGGCATTGGCGAGGAAGCGCTCGAGGCCTGGAATCTGCACGCACAAGGCCTTGATCGCTTCCGCAGTCGACCCGACGAGCATACGGTACTCCCAACCGAACTGCCGGAGCGCGCCGTAGAGTTTGATGGTGGTCATCGGAGTGTGGTGCGCTGCGATGGTCATGTGTTTCTCCAGGTAATAAAAAACCGCCCGGAGGCGGTTCTGCACTGAAATCGATAAACAGTGGGGGTATCTACTTCTCTATCCAGTCCAGTTTTCCATGCATATAGTGGACTGCACTAAGCCTTCTTTTCACCGAGTCTGCCTTTTTCTTCTCCGCGTATGGTCCGACCACAATTGTCGATTCAGCACTGGAGAATATTGGCAACTGAAGTTCTTCGAGCTTCGCAAGATGCCCATCAAACTCCTCTCCGGGCTTACATGCGATATTCACTGTCCACCCATGAGTTAGAGGAGGCGGCCCCTCGGGAGCCGGGGTTGCTTCCACGTCCGCGCCGCAGAATCGACACTTGACGGCGGCACACTTAATAGTTTCTGCGCAATACGGACATGGCCGAGAGTCAAAGGCAACTGCAGGCGTCGGCGTAAGCACCTTCCTTTTTCCAAGCACTACAAGCAGTACGCCAATAATGAGTGCAGTGCCAGCAATGATTGTTCTCTGTTCTCTGGCAGCAATGAGGCCTATGTTGTTCACTCGATCGCCAGACATGGTGCCGACAGTAGTGTCCATGGCGAGCGCGCTGATGAGCAGCACGGCTCCAACCACCAGCGCAAGAATTCCCAGGATGCGCATCCATTGCTCTCCGCAGAAACTATGGAAAGGCCTGGACTCTACCATCACCACGCCAGCACGAGTACCCGGCACACAGCTGGACTCAAGCGGACAAGGAGCGTTCTCGATAACGCAGTACCAGACGCATCCTGCCGTACCGCTGGGTCTACCTCAGTCGCTTCAAGGCTGGGTAGAATCACAGTGCCACCAGCAACTCAGGTCCCGTAATCTTGAACAGCCTCGTCAAAACAGACCACGAGGCCGCAATGAATATCTGCCACAGCTACAAGGAGCATTTTATGGCCGAAAAGTCGTATCTAACTGGGAAGTGGGCAATTTTCAAGAGCAGAGCCTCGACGGAGGTGCTTGGTTACATCGTGGATGGCATTGGACAAACGACGGTGCCTGGACAGCCACCCTTCAGCATTATTGACTCTGTGCTCTTTGCCCCTGACGGCACCAGGCTCGGCTATCTGGCTCCATTGGAAGGAGGCTGGGTGGTGAACCTGGGCGACTATGAGATAGGACACGTACTGCGTGCCCTGCCGTAAGACACCGGAAGGTATTCACCTGACAATGGAGATCACATGATCAATAGAAGTCTCGTCCACAATCTGCCTAAAGACCCGAGCAATCCCGGCTGGGTTCCAGGCTGGGCGGTTGTCCAGAGCGCACCTTGGAGATTCATGGATATTTATGCGTCCAAGGAAGCAGTGGACGCTGAGGCGTTACTGTACGGCGAAGGCTTCGGCGTCGAATACGGCTCGCACGAGGTGGGCACTGACAACTTTGTCGGCGGACTCACGCCGCCGAGCTGATCGCTTCGAAGGTGATACGCCCTGGACCAGAAACCAGTCGTGCGGTGAGCCCAGGCTTCCCGGAATAGCTACGACGATACCCAGCGCTACCTGGACTCGTCATGCCGGCGAATCTCAATCGGTCGATTTCATCCTGATCGTCGAGGATTGCCACGAACGCCTCGCCGCCGCACCGCACGCCATCGCGCACCGTAAAAAGGTCATGGATGGTTAGCAAATAGCGCTGCTGCATACTCTCCTCCCGCGGCACAGCCGCTTCATTTTGCGTTCCGATACCGCAGCGCCGATCGCTTAGCGGTCGGTTTCAGTCAACCCAGCACAACTCCGATGGCTGCTATGATGGATGCAATAGCTACGCCTGTGGCTAGGATGAGTGCGGCGTTGGCCAGCCGCTTGCCAACGATTCCAGCGTCCTTTGCGTTCATTTTCTCCCACCCTGACTGCGCATCTCTCAACCGAGCAGCCTGTCCCACGGAAGATTGCTGGACAGGTAGCCAACAGCAATCACGAAGAAAACCAACCAAAGCGCCCAAAAGCGCGGCGGCGACAGTTTGTCAGTCATGATTCGCACCTCGCGAATGATCTTGCTAAAATCCAAGTACGTTCTCCTCATGCCTATCTCATGGGGTAGAAACAAAAACCCCCGAAGCCGGCCAGCTCTCGGGGGTTTTGCTTTTTTGGCCGGTGAAGCCAGGATCGCCGATTTAGAAGGCGTTGTTTTTCGCTATCAAGCAAGAATCTGGTCTGATTTAAGGTGGTCACCACCGGAAACGACGAAGCCTGCACTGGAGCCTGTCAGATCTGTACGCATCCCCAGCTACCGGCATCGGAAGAGGCGTAGTAGCGTTATGACCTCACAGGGTTCCCGACCCTGAGCAAAAGGGCCCAGGGACCGGGTGCGCCAAAATCGGCGCGAGCTACTGACCACGGAGGTCAAATGTCCATATCTGATAGAAACACCGGCACGCCCTGGAGCGCAGAGGATGTCACCGAACTCAAGCGCCTTGCCAAAGAGAACACGCCTACACGTGTTATTGGCCTGAAGCTTGGGAGAACGGAGGACGCCGTCTATGCCAAGGCGTCTGAGCTCGGCATTAGTCTGAAGCCGACGAACCAGTCTCCCTACAACCGGCAGAAGTAGAGGCCAGCTCGATAGCCTCTTCGTAGGCTTGGCGCTCCCTGTCCGACCACTTGTGGCCGTGACTCGCGAGCGCTACTGCCAGCATATCCAGGCATGCGGTGATTTTGGTGCAAGAATCGTTGGTGTTCATACATCCTCCTGCGGCCTAGCCGCTTTAGTGATTGATTTGACTGACGTGCCGCAGCACCAAGCGCATCCGGTCGAGCCACGGCCCGCCGAACACGATGATTTCTGAGGGCTTCCCATACAGGTGGTGCAACAGGAACGGCCCGGCGCCGAAGTGCTGCGCATCCTCGCCAGGTAGTGATGGGTCGTCCGCCAGGTAGATCCCAGCGTGGTTCGGGTGCGCGGTGCGCCCCACCGCCATCACGATCATGTCGCCGCGCTGCGGCCGGTCCACCCGGATGAAGCCGGCCCCCTCGAACCGCTGTTCGTAGAGGCTTGGACCGTCTGCCCGCTCCCACCAGCCATCGGCACGCTCGAAGTGCGGGAACTCGATGCCCCACTCCCTCTGGTACCAGTCGGCGCAGACCTGCCAGCAGTCCTGCACCCCATGCACGAACGCGCGCCCGAGCAGCGGCACCTGATCGACGGGCTCGATGGTACGCAGGTCGCCCTCCGGCCAGCTCAGGATGTGCCAAGTCAGGCCCGAGGCGTTGCACATCGCGACATCTGCGGCACTCGGTCGGCTGGTGGCATCGGGGTGGCTATGCACCACGGCGACGATCTCTCCCTGATCCTCTGCCTCTGCATACGCCTCCGGCGCGATGCGGAACTCCTCGCCGGCGTCGGCAGCGGTGTTTTCGTAGGGAACGTATCGCTGGCTCCGGCCAGAACGGATGATCAGTCCGCAGCACTCGCGCGGATACTCTGCCGCGGCATGCTTCTGCACGGCAGACAGGATGTGCTTGAGCATGGTCAGCTCCTGGCGATGATCGAGACGGCAGGGAAGCCGCCGAAGGGCAGTTGGTTCCCTTCACCGAAGCGCGGGATGCAACCGGTGCCCAGGCAGCCATCACACTCGTCCCGGGCTGGATCATCGGTGGGGTTGCCGTCGGTGTCGAAGTACGGGCCGGTGTAGCCGCAGTTGGGCCCGCGGTACCCGCCCGTCATCGCCCAGTGGCAAAGGGTGGTCATCTGCCGGCCGACCTGCTCGCCGCCAACGTCGCCTGGCGAGGCCAGTTCCCAGGCCACGTACTGGCCGTCCTCGCTGGTTTTCTGGTCCAAGTACCAGATTTCGACGATCTCCTGGGAGGGATCAGCGTCGGGATTGCCGCCTGGGAAGTTCGCCGCGTCCAGATATTTCGCAAGCGTCGTCCGGATGGTGAGGCGGAACTGGAGCAGGTCCTCGAACGCCAGGCAGAGCGCCGTAATCCGGCCATTGACGTTGCCGGCGGTGAAGCTCGGCCGCGCCGCAGTACCATCGCTGTTGGCCTCGATGCCCTCGATCTGCACCGGCCAGGCCGCGTATTCGTGGCCCTGCCACCAGATCGATTTCGCCGGCAACTGGTCGGCGTTGGCGCCGGCAGCGGCCAGTTCCTGCGGACTGTGCGGGATAGCGTGACCGTGGAACCGGACCACGTCGGCGCCGAAGTCGCTGCCGTCGAGCTCGAACAGCACGACCTCGCCGCCGGGCTCCAGCTTCTGGATATCGGTGATCAGTGTCATGGATGGAATGCCTGTTCAAAGGTCGCGGTCAGCCGGTAGACCCGGCCGCCGAGGTTGACGGGCCGGTAGCCCGCACAGGTGTAGAAGCCCAGGCCGCCCAGGGGCGGCGTCCAGAGGAACGCCCGCGCTCCAGCGTGGCGGTCCAGGAAGTCCATCGCGGCCTTGATGGTCGCCGCCGGCCCGGTGATGGAAACCGGCCAGCTCTGGGACTTGCTGTTCAGACCTTCGCTCACCAACTGCTTGTAGCCGTCACCGAATTGCGCAGACCTGGTGGCGAAGGTGATGTCGCCCTCGCCACCGCTCTCGGTGGCCCAGGTGAAGGTTTCGATTGCCATGTGCTCTACCCGTTGATGGCGCGGCCGATCGCACCGTCACGCCGCAGATCACGCGCCAGGAGTTGTCGGTACTTCTGCTCGACGAACGTCCCGATGTCGCGACCGAACTGGTCCAGGCCAGGCTGGCTGCTGGAGACGTTGGCCGAACCATCCGAGGCAATGTTCACCTCGACGTTGATTTGCGAACCACCGCCGCCCATAGCGCGCACACCGAGGGCCCCGGACGAGGTTCTGGTCAGCGGCATCACGGCCTCTGGCCCCGCTTCGCCCATCACACCCATACGGCCGCCGCTCATGCCGAACGCAGTTGGCGTGCTGACCACGCTGTTGGTGAAGGCCCCGCCAGTGGCGAACATCTGCACGCCGCCGGCGAACGCACCACCGTTGGCGAACAGCCCGCTGTTGCTCACCAGGTTGTCGACACCAGACTGCGCGGCAGCGTTTCCACCGCCGAAGAATCCGCCGAAGAGGGACGAAAGGGCCTGCGAGGCAGCGGCGCGCGTTGTAATCCGCGCCATGTCGGCCAGGATGCTCTTGGCGAAGTCGGAGAACGACAACTTGCCGGTCGTGGCGAAGTTGGCGATTGAGTCCTCCATGCTGCTGAACGCGCTGGTGAACAGGCTCTTGGTTTGACCCGCCACGTCCCGAGCACTCTCCAGATAGGTCTGGAAGGCAGAGGAAGCACCGCTGCGCCAATCCCCTTGGGCCTTGGTTATCTTGTCGTAGTTCGAGATCACCGTATCCCGGTACTTGTCTTCGGCTTCCGCCAAGATCACCAAGTCACGTTTGTAGTCTTCCTGCGAGTACTTGTCCGGCGCTGTGCGGCGGCGGTCCAGCAGTTTGGCGCGCTCGTCATTGAAGCGGTCCGTTGCGCCATCCAGACTGCTCTGAAGCCCAGCCTGGCGATCACCAAGCCCAAGGGAGTTCGCCGCTCGAGTCCCGGCTGCCGCAAGCGCAGCCCGCTGCCGCTCCAATTGATCGACATAGGCCTTAGTGGCGGCCTTCTGCCGGGCGAGCCTGCCATCCTCGTTCGCAGCCAGAATAGCCAATTCCGTGTCCGCGTCCTTCTGCGCCTTGACCATGGCCGACCTGGCGTCGGCGATCTTCTGGTCGAGTTGGATTCGCTGGGCTGCCGACGTTCCTTGCTTCGCCCTGGCAGCCTCCAGCGCTGCGATTTCACGCTCGTAGGCATGGGTGACCTCATCCCGCTCCTGCTGGATGATCGAGATGCGCTGCTGCGCGTAGCTTTCCGCGCTGATCACGCCTGCGCGTTGGGATGCCTCCAATTCCTTTTGCGCGTTACGGTAGGTCGCGGTGATCTCGGCCAAGCTGTTCTTCGCGGCGTTGGCCGCGCGTAGGTCCACCGAACCGGCGGAGCCCTTCTGGTCCTTCAGGCGCTCCTCAATCCCCTTGCGCAGTTGGTCGTACGCACCGCCAGAGAAAGAACGCCCATCGTACTGAACCCCCTCGAGCAGAGGGATCCTCTTACCAAGCCGTTCCGATGATTTCAGCAGCTCAAGAAACTGCGCATTGAGCTCGCGAATGGCTGCTGCCCGCTTCTTCGCAGGCGATACGTTATCAAGCTGAGCATTCAGGTCCTTGCTGGCCTGGATGAAGCTATCTTGGTCCTCTTGACCTTCTGCCTGAGCCCGTCGCCCCTCCTCACGGACGCTGATCCGCTTCTGAAGCAAGGCAATCTCTTTTTCGAGGAACTCAATGTTCTTCCGGTTCAGCGTGGAATCCGGGAGCTTCCGTGAGTCCTCCAGTTGGCCCTGCAAAACCTGAAGCTTGAATGTCTCAGGGTCTGCAGCGGTCCGGCTTTTAAGTTCCTGCCAATACCGTTTTACAGCTTTCGTCGCATCGTCCCAGGCTTTTACGATTCCGCGGGTCGACGCCTCAATCTCTCGGTTTCGAGCGCTCATCTCCGAGGCCAGCGTCCCTGCAAGCAGCTTCAGGGCATCCATTGAACGTCCCTGCCGCTCCAGAGCTTCGATTTGAGCGAAGGTGTCGACGTTCATGAAGTGGTACTGGCGGTTGTATTCAGCCGCCAAGTCCGCAACCTTACCCTTGGCACCCGCCAGTTCAGTTGCGATGTCCCTAGCGCTCCGCCCGGTTACGGCAGACATCTCCGTAGCCGCGCGCGCGACATCCTCGAAAGCGCCTCCTACTTGCCGCCCTGACCGAACCAGCGCCAGAAGAGCCTCAGATGCCTCTGAGAAGTTTCCGCTTTTGCCAAGTCGGCCGAGCATGTCGGTCAGTTGCTGAGCTGTCAGTCCAGAGGCATTGCCAGTGCTGATGATCGCCTTGTTGAAATCATCAGCTTGGCGCTTTCCAGCAAGATAAGCGACGCTCAAGCCACCGATCGCCGCTGCCAGCAGCCCAATCGGGGCCAGGACGCCGATAACACCGCGCGCGGCGCCGCCGGCGTTCACACCGATCTCGGCGATGTTGTGGGCGGCGACCCGCCAGTTACCGGTGGAGAGGGCGTTACCCAACTGCAGCACGTTCTCGCGCGCTTCCTTGCTGGTCAGCCCGAGCTTGTTGATCGCGCCGCCGGTCCCTTCGATGTCCCGCCGCTTCGCCGCGATCTTCTCCAGGCCGGCGGCCAATCCGGCGTCATCCAGCCCGCCGGCGGCGCGCAGCCCACGCAACGCGGCCTCCTGCTTCTCAAGCCTGGCCAACGCAGCGGTCACCGGATCGATGCTGTTGACCGTGCGTTGCATCGCTTCGATCTGACGCTTCTGCGCCGCAACCAGGCGCTGCTTCTCGGCGGCCTCCTTGGTTTCCGCCTTCTGCAACCGGTCATAGGCCGCACCCAGGCGATCCTGATATTGCGCCTCGTCCTGCAGCGTGGTCAGGCCGGCCTTGCGCGCCCGCTCGAGCAAGCTCTCGGCGCGAATCAGATCATCGATGTTGGCGACGTTGCCGGAGAGCGCCCGTTCCAACTGGCTGATGATGGATATCTCGCCAGCGGCACTGTCGTATACCTTCCGGCTGGCAGCAGCCTGGCGTTCACGCGCACCGGCCGCCTTGTCGACACTGCGGGCAGCGTCCTCCTCCGCGCGCGATACTCCCTTGGTGGCCTGCTCGAGGCCCTTGCTGGCGTCGGACAGGTTGTCGATGGCCTGTTCGGCCTGGTCGGCGGAGTCGACCAGCTTGTCGAGGTCCTCGGCCGCCTTGGCGGCCGGGCTCGAATCGACCTTGATGCCCAGTTCGGCGAAGTTGCTCATCCCGACTTCCTCTGCTCGTGGAAGGCCTTCAGCGCAGCGTCTTCCATCACCCGGATATCCGCGAATACCGCGGGTTGCTCACCAGCGGCTACGCCGCACATCTGCATCACCACCGGCAATGCGGTGTAGTCCAGGCCTGTTGCGCCACACATGCCAGCCCGCCACTGGGTGCTCATCGCCTCGAAGACGATGAATGCCGTCCAGTTGCAGGGCCAAAGCTCCATCTGCTCGTCGCTTTCGTCGAAGTCATCCGGCGACAATCCGAACTGCGCCAGCTCCTGGGGGCTGGCTACAGGCCGATAGAGCTCCTGTGCGGCGCGCTTCAGTTTCCCAAGCGCCCTCTGCTGTAGGCGCTCTGGTAGGCCTCGAGGATGGCCTCGGGCACGCTGACCAAGGAGGACACCAGCAGCCGGACGTTGGCCTCGGTGAACGCCTCGTCGAACCCCCACCCGGCCACAACGGCTTGTACCTGCTCGACCTGGAGGTCGATCTGACCCTTGGTGAACGCTTCCAGAGACTGCTCGCGAGTCTCCTCGACCAGGCGTTTGAAACGCTCCCCCCAACTGCTGTAGAGGTCGGCCAGCGCTTCACGATCTAGGTACTTGAAGGTGAATGGCACCTTGATGGACTCCCCGCCGAGGCGGGGAATCTCCACACTGGATTCGAAGGTGGGCGCCTGCGCGATGCTGAACTTCTTCGCCATGACAGTTCCTTAGGGGGCCGGGTTGTAGCGAACAGGGCGACCATCGAGAGCGATGGTCAGGGTCCGGGTCATGATTTCGTTGACGTTCAGGGTCGGAGTGTCGCTGACCGAGACGTAGCCGTTGTAGAAAACCTCCGATCCGTTGCGCAGCGTCAGGCGGATAACCTGCAGCGCCTTACTCTGGTCCGCCGCCTCAATCACCGCCCACTGCGGCAAGTTGGGGTCGTCGGCGATCGGCATCGAGAACGACTGCGCGTTGCGGAAGGTAGGCAACTGGCGCTGGTCATCGTCCTCGAGGTACTGGTACTGGACGAACTGCTGCTCGCCGCCGGAGGTGGTCGGGTTCATCACCTGCTGGATCTGCTGCCAGGTGAGGACCTTCTTCGCCGAACCGATGCCGCCACCGGCCGGGTAGCGGATCACATCCGTGGTATCGATATTGCCCAGGGAGAAGGTGTCCTCGGTGGAAGCTGCGACCTTGACGGCTCGGCCGTTCAGGCCGGTCCAGCCGGACACCAGCGACACGACGTCACCGACCAACAGGCCGTGAGCATCTGCGGTAGCAACCGCTGGCTTGGCGTTGGAGACAGCGGTAATCGGAATAGCCGTGCCGTAGGTGGCAGCAATGGCCAGCAGCGCGCCGTTGGGGAGGCTTGCGGACATGGAGTTTTCCTCGTGTGGAAATGAAAAAACCCGCTCATGGCGGGTGCTGGTGTGCCCATGCGGGCGATCAGAAGATGTCGGCGCGATAGCCGATGGAGACTGGTTTGGTATCGGCGATGTCCCCCGATATCCAGGGTCCCGGCGCTGGTGGGCTCACCACCTGCACAGAGAAACCGGGGCGAGACAACTCGCTGTAGAGAGGGAACTGCTGACCCAACCCGGCGATGATGTCTGCGGCAACGCCGGTGCCCTGCCCACCAGGGACCACGATGCTGATCTGGAACACACCGGTGAAGCCCCGGTGGTAGCCGCCCAAGTCGCTACTGGTACTGCCAGCGGGCAGCGTGAAGCAGCGCAGATAGATGGCACCCGGCGTCGGTTCGAACGCCACATTCGGGTACGCGACCGGGATTCCCTTGGCCTTCGCCCAGACGTCCAGGCGAGCCTCGAACAGTTGCTGAATGATCTCGTGACTCATACCTGGTTCGCCCTGACGGCGGCCTCCACAATCTGCTGGAATTCGGCGATGGTCACCCGGGCCATGCCAGCCGGCGCCTGGCTGGAGTGCCCGTACTCCAGCGGTACCGCATACGGCAGGTTATTCACCAGGTAGGCGGTATCACCGAGCTTCAGCGGCTGGACCCCAGCGGTCACTGCAGAAATTGCCTTGCTGCCAGTCGGGTCGACGTCATCAATCTCCCCCTGCGCGGCCGTGCCAATGCTGAACTGCCAGTTGGCCCGAAAGCGCCCGCCAACATACCCGCGCCCGACCACCATCCCGTTGACGTCGAAGTTCTGGTCACGCTCCGCCTTGGTCAGCGGCTTCGCGTGCTTCACGCCTCGACGTAGCTTCCCGTTCCTGGTGAAGTTGCTCGGATTCAGGTTGATCAGGGTGTTGCGAATCGCAACGTTCTCGTCGTAGCGGTCCGCCGCAGCACTCGCTCGCTGGCGGTAGGCGACGTTCGCGGCCCACCGCTCCGGGTCACCGACTGGAGATTTCTCGATCACCTTGACGGACAGGTCCAACATGATCCGCTGGTAGATCGCATCGCCGGCAGCCAAGGCTTGGTCGCGGAACTGCGCCACCGCTGCAGCGAAGCTGCCCTGGCGCCCTGAGTAGCGTTGACGCATGCGAGAGCCACGGGCCATGCGCTACCTCCTCGCCTGCGCGACGAAGCCGATGTCCAGTCCGGCGTAGTTCCAGGCTTTCGCAGTCACCACCTTGAAGGCCTCGCCGTCGAACTCGATACGGTCGCCGTTCCTCGGCGCCGGCATGTCCTGCCCCCCGAGCTGCACTGGTGACATGATGATCTCGACATCACCCTGTTGGATCAGCGAGCCATCGATAACCCGCACATCGTAGTCCTGGCGCATGCCGGAACCATCGAAGCGGCGCTCTATGGTTGGACTTCCACCGGTCGCCGGGTCGTACTCGCCCTGCTCGAACTTGGTCAGGCGTAGCTCAAGCCCCTTACCGCCCTTACTCCGCGGTGCCAGCATGCGTATGGCCATCGCCCGGGAACGGTCGTAGATATCGGCCATCAGCTCATCCTCGACACCCTGACGTTGAACATGCCGCCGCCGACGGTCAGCGCCTCCAGAAGCCGATCCACTGCAACGTAGCGCGGCTGCCCCTGGTTCACCGGATCGGCGTAGACCGTGGTGAGGGGCCCCACCGTCTCGGATTTCACGGCGGAGGCCTGCTGTACCGTATCCAGCGGCCCGTCAAGCGCCAACAGGGCCAGTTCGCACGTTGCGGCCTGCAGTTTCCGGTTCGGCCATGCCAGGCCGGTGCGTGGAAACTCCAACGGCTGGTCCGGGTCGACCTTCGAGCCTCGGAATTGATAGCTACGGTCGATGTAGTCGGTCGCCCTGATCAGTGCCGAGGAGCGGCTGTCATTGGAGGCCGACGCCCAGGCAGCATTGCCGCGCTGAGCGTGATACTCGGTAGCCTGGTCGACGGAGACGTAGCTGTTGGCGCCGTCACCCTCAGTCACCACCGCCATTGGCTTTCTCCTCGGTCGCCTTCAGGAGCTCGCGCAGCGAATCGGGCGTGGCGCCTTCCGGCACCTCGACACCCAGTTCAACGAGACGCGCCAGCACCTGTTCGTCGTTCAACGGCGAGGGCTCCTGGGCCGCCTTCGCCTCGGCGAGCAGTTTCGCCAACGCAGACTTGCCTGCACGCCCATCAAACGCAACGCCGAGGGTCTTCAGGTCAGCCTTGATTTCGTCGAGGGTCGGCTCGCCGTCCTGGCCGCCCGAAGCCTTCGCAGCACCGCTGGTTTGCAGTTCGATCAGGTCGTAGGCCACCGAGTATGCCCGCGGCACCTCGCCAGCCACCGCACCGGCCTGTTCGAGGAAGTCACCCTGGCGATAGGCGAGCGGATCCCGAATCGTCAGCCCATTGCGCTGGGCGAACTCCATCTGGTCCGAGGTCGCCGGGCCCGCTACGAACCACAGAATCTTCTTGGTCATTGTCCACCTCATGAAAAGGGGGCCTGGCGGCCCCTCTGCGGTTACTTGCTCAGCACCAGAACGCCGGCGGTGTCCTTGACGCTGGTGGCGGTGCGCTCCCAGTTCGCCGCGGTGCCGATCGCGGTATCGTTCGGCGAAGCGCCGCCCGTACCGGTCTTCCAGGTGTAACCGAGCACGCCCAGGTTGTAGCTCCATTCGGCCTGGTAGACCGAACCCAGGTTCTCCTTGCCGGTAGTACGGTTCAGAACGGCGTCGAAGTCGTTGTTGCCGGTCACCAGCACCGAGCTCTGCACCAGGCCCAGGGAGCGGAACGAAGCTGGGTTGGCCTCGGGGTCGGCGCCAGCCGGCACGATCAGCGAGTCGGCGTCGGTCACCACGAACAGACGGCCGAACGGGTCGCGCATCACGTTCACGCCGTCGTAGGTGAACAGGTTCTCGGCGTTCGCAAGAGCGTTGTCGTAGAGATCGCTGACCACGCTGGAATGGAACACCCAGGCCGCGATGGCGTTGGCGCGGTCACCGAACTTGAACGCCGCCTTGTTCAGGGTGCGGAAGGTTGCGGTCTCGGTGGCGCTGCCATGGGTCGCGTCGGCGTGACCGCTGATTGCAGCCACCGCGCCTCGGATGGCGGTGTTCAGCATATCCGCGACACGTGCTTTACCCAGTTGCTCACCGATGGTCAGGGCCGCCAACGCCGGGTTTTGCAACACCCAGTTGTACTGGGCCGCTTCATACTCGATCGGTGGCGTGCCGGCGGCGACCTTCACCGCGGCGTTGAGCAACTGCGTCAGACGAGTCGCAGCCACGTCGCCGTTGCCGTAGACGTTGCGGCGGCGCACCAGATTGGCTATCAGCTTGAAGCTGGCCTTGATGTCGAAGTCGCCCTGCGCCGGCGCGTTCTGCAGGACGATGGTGCCGGCGGATGCCTGGTTGAATTTGTCGATCGCCTGGGCGACGGTTTCGGTCAGAGCCGTGTAGGTCTGCTTGTTGAATACAGCGAGATCGAAAGCCATGTGGCCTCCTTACTTGATCGTTTCGAGGTAGGCGACCTTCTCGGCCTCGGTCTTGCAGTCGGCGAGCGACTTGGCCGTGCTGCCGGAGGGCTTGCCGCCCGGGGGCGTTCCGCCGCCGGAGTGGCCAGAGCCCTTCAGGATCTGGTCGCGGTAGGGGTACTGGTCGACGAGAATCTCCAGCGCTTCATCGAAGTCGGCGGCCTCGCCGGGACGGGCCTTGCTGTACAGCTTGTTGCCGTGGGCGTCGTAGGCGACGACATTGCCGTCCTCGATCTTCAGGTGCTTACCGAACACGGACTGCACCATGTCGGCCGGAACAGCCAGGCGGTCGGCCACGAACTTCGAGCGGGAGAAGCTGCCGCCGATCTTCTCGGCGTAGAGCTGCTGCTCCAACTGCTCCGCGCGCGTGGTGGCCTCGGTCAGCTTGGTGTCGTAGGCCTTGCCGATTTCAGCCTTCACCTTCTCGATCTCGCCGGCATCCACCAGCTTCTTCGCGTCGAGATTGGCGACGGTTTCCAGGGCTTTACGCGCTGCGGCCGGGTCCTCGATGCCTTCGAAGTCTTTTGCGATCTTCTCGGCCTTCTCCGCCCGCTCGCGGTGCTGCTTGGCCTCTCCGTTCAAGCGGGTGATGGTGGCCCGGGTACCAACCGCATCGAACGCGATCTCCTTACCGTCATCTTCCACGTAGACCGGCTTGCCATCCTGGACCTCAGCGTATTGCTTGCCATCGACTTCGACAGTCTTCAGTTTCATCTCGTCTTTCTCCGGCCATCCGGCCATTGCGATGGGCCATCCGGCCCGGAAGGCGCCCCGCTCCATCCGAAACGCAGGCATAAAAAAGCCCCGGACGTTGCCGGGGCCTACACGAATTGGTGATCAGTCGGGCGCGTACAGCGACTTGAGTTGGGCCAGGCTCAGCGGGTTGCCCCACTGGTCCAACAGGTCGCTCAAGGTGATGACACCTCGGCGCCAGAGGTCGGCGCGGCCGGGCCCCAGCTTCTCGTCCTGGAAGGCCTTCGACTTACCCTTGAGCCATGTCTCGAAGTTCAGACTGGCCGGCACCTGGCCGTCCATCGACGCCCGGGTGCTCTTCACCTCGTCGACGTCGATACCTAGCTCACGCATCGTCTTGAGCCAAGGCAGAGTGGCACTGCGACACCCCCAGTGCCGCGGGCAACCTTGCTTGTACGGCAGCGAGTGCCCCACAGGTCTGAACTGCAGATCCCAGGTCTTCTGGTCGTAGACCATGCAGATTTCAGTGGTGTGCGAGTCCAGGGTGCTGAGCTGGCGATACCCTTTCACCGGGCCATTCTCGCCAGAATTGGCCTTGTAGACCTCCATCCTGGCGCCATTGGCCACCGCTTGGGCGCTGTTGTGGACCAAGGTCCGAGCCGCGCGCTTGCTGACATCCATGAAGCCCTTCACCGGCGGTTGGTCGCCCCGAGCCCGGCGGCCGACGATCTGGGTAACCATCTGTTCCGTGGTCTCGCCATTCACGAAGCCATTGCGCACCACACCGGAGAACCGAAACGATACATCCGCAGCCTGCTTGAGCCACCATTGCTTGGTAGGCGCGCCCTCGATGAGCGTATTCGCAACCACGGCGCTGAGTCGGTTCTTGCCGACGCCGAGCATGATTGGCCGGCTCACCAGGCTGTTGACTGAGCTCGACGCGAAGCCTCCTTCGATGACCGCGAGTTGCCGAAGGTTGGCATCATGCGCCGCAGCGATCTCGGTGTACTGCGCCTTGATTGCCTTGGCCGCCTCGTCGAGGATCGCATTGACCTCCTTGACGTTCTTCAGCGGCAACCGGCGGCCCTGCAGCAGCTTCACCAGCTCCTCGGCGAGTTCGGTGATCTTCTCCTCGACTTCCTTCGACATACCCGCCGTGGTCCTGATCAGGTCGATACCATGGTCGGTATACAGCTCCGCCAGCAGCACCTCCAAGCGAGTCATATCGCAGGCTCCTGATTGCGGATCCGCTCCTGCTCCGACTCCCAGTCCAGGTCCTCGGCAAGCATGCCGCGGCGCTGGGCCTCGTTGAACAGGGTCTGGTCTGACAACGAGCCGCCGTCACGCATGCGCTGCAGCACACCCATGGTCTCGGCCGGAGCGTAATCCGGGTCGAGATTCGGCTGGAGCTGCACGGTGCCGCCCTCGGCGCGGTTGTTCAGTGCGAGGGAGAGGTACGATAAGAACAGCACCAGACTGTCCTGCAGGCCCTGGCACATCATCGCCAGTTTGCTGGTCTCCTTCGCCGATTCCTCGCCAGACTGTTTCGCCGTCATGACCTGGGTGGACTTTTCCACCAGCTTCGCACCGGCCTGCCGCATCTCCTCTTGCAGTGAGTCAAGTTGTTCCCGCGCGGTCTTGATGGCAGCGCCGGTGTGCTCGACATACTTCATGTCGGCTTCCCGAGGCAACTTCACAGCGGAGCGCGCACCGATGGCCAGTTCGTCGCCGGAGTCGACGCCAGTCATCACCAGGATCGGCACGCAGGCGACATCAACCAGACTGTCCAGGGAGGACTGGAGCCACCAGTGCTTCGCCACCAGGTGGGCGAGTTCGAGCAGCGGTGGCTTTGCCGTGAGGAACCCGGTACGCGCGGTGTAATACGGCACCAAGGGGATGAAGCCGAGCGTGTTCGGGGTGTCCGACACCATCTCCCACCCGTCCTTGCCCTCCTCGAACACACGATGCCGGTGGGGCTCGATCACGCGGATCTGCTCAACGGTTTCGTCGGTGAACTCGTCCACCTCCTCCACCCGGCACGTCCGGAAGCGGAACTGGGTCAGGCTGTCGACACCAGCAACCTTGCCGGTCTTCCACCCCAGCACCTGGCCAGGCTCGATCAGCACCCCGTAGGGCCTGAAGCCAGCCTGTTGCTCAGCCTGTCGTGTGTTCGGCAGATCCTCTGGCCGTTGCGGTATCTCGACCAGGGCGAACTTCAGGCCATACTCCAGCCCGCCGCGGAACCAGTCTTGGGCGAACACTTGCAGGTCACGTCCCTCCGTATCCACGTCGGTCAGCAGGTCGGCAACTTCCTGGGGCACGTCATCGCCGATCACGACCGGCTTCGCAAACACTCGCCCCACCATGGCGCCGACCGTTTCCTCGAACGCGGGGTGCAGCGTCGCCAGCTTCAGCCGCGCTTCATAGTCCTCCCTCGTCTCGAGCTGCCGCTTGGGCAGATACGCCTCCCCCACCTCGCGCATGGCCGAGGTGCCGCCCTTGATGCAATCGATCAGCTTCCAGTGCTCGCGCATCTCCTCGACAGCGGCGCAGCACTGGCAAACGGATTCGTTCATTGTCAGAACCTCAGGGTGGTAACAACGGCCGCAGGTCGCTCGACCGGGAATTCCTTGTGAATGAAGTAGCCCGCCGCATCGTTGGGGTGGTCGGCGCCGGCGGACTTGTCCGGCTCACCGTTGGTGCCCCACACCTGCTGCTCGAGGGCATCGGCGTAGGTCGGGCACCGGTCGGGATTGACCCGATACCGCCGCTCGCCCTTGGCGTTGCAGAACATGGCGTTCATGGAGTTGATCCGGTCCTTGACCGGAGGGTTGGCGGCGGGCGCCGAGACGATGAAGCCGGCCTGCTTGAGCAGCGCGATATCGGTCTCGCTGGCCCGGACGGACTTGCGAGAGTCGCCGGAGGCGTCGGGGTAGATCCTGATCTGGCGGGTCGGCCGATAGTCGCCGTCGGCGTACAGCCAGAACCGCTCCTTGATCTGGCGGATCATGTCCGGGGTGTCGTACCCGTTGACGATCTCGTCGACCGCGTGCGGCAGGCCCAGGCGCTTCACATGCACCACGGCGGCCATCTTGCCGACGTTGAAGTCCATGCCCACGAACAGCGTTTCGCCGGGCTGTACGGTCTCCTGCGAGGCGTTGAGGGTGCGGTCGTAGGCGGTGTAGATCGTGCCCGACGTGAGGTTGACGAACTGGCCGCGCAGGTACGCCGCGATCAGTTGCGGCGGGTACGACTCCATCAGCGAATCGATGTAGTC